GTGCATGAAATGAAACACATTTTTTTGGAATATAATGATGATGGTGAATCTAATATAAATAGAGATACTAAACATAATATAATTCTTTTCAACGAAAAAATTAAAAAGAAAAATTGGTCTTCTGATTATATTAGGTTTAAATATTTAGAAATATTATAATTTTATAATAACCCGATTAATGGCTTCCCGTAAATCTTACATCGATGTTTATAATAAAGCTTTGAAGCTTACTGATGACCCCCCCCATTTTTATAGAACAACTATTAATGATATAAAAGCATTCTTTAATATTGATCTTAACAATGAAGATTTCATAAATGATACTGCTTTATCTTTACAAATTTGTATTAAAAAAAGCCTTCCAATGTATTTACATGGTTATTTAGTTTCTTATGCATTAAATGATTATTTGACCCAAGGGACCCAAGGGACAGGGTTTAAAAATGCAGAAAATACCGTTCAAATATTTGAAACTGGTACCGCAAGAGGTTTTAGCTCTGTTTGTATGGCTAGTATATTAAATAATTATTCGTCTATTAATAGTAATATTATTACTTTAGACCATCTTCCTATTAATCATGTTAGAAATTGGAATTGTATACATGATTTCGATGAAAATGGTGTTAAAAATTATAAATCTAGACTTCAGATTATAGATCTTAAGTTTAAACATCTAAGAGAAAAATATATATCTTTAAAAGAAACAAATTCTAATGATTACATAATGAATAATCCTGATAATCTTTCTAGAATCAATTTTGCTTTCCTTGATGGTGCTCATTATTATAAAGATTTGATGAATGAAATTAATTTTGTTGTTCCTAAACAATTATCTGGTGATGTTATTATTATTGATGATTATACTAATACTCAATACCCTGAAATAGTTAGTGCAGTTGATGAATTAATTGGTCGTAATATGTATTCTCATCATATATTTTATGGAAACGATGGTACAAAAAAACGTGGGTATGTTTATCTCGTAAAATATTAGTTTTTAACAATAAATATGATCTCCCATAACACCGTTATTAAAACAACTTTTAAATAAATCATCTTTATATATCGGCTTTATGTTATGTTTATATTGTATATACGCCCATAAAGGTTGATCTCTATATGTTATACCATTTGTTGAATATTCTTTCCAAAATTCATTTAACGCTTCTTGTATTTTTTTATTCTTTGGATTGTATATAAATGCTGTGTTTTCACACATTATTACTTTTTCGGGACATTTGTTTGTTACTAAATATTCATACATTTTTTTCATATTATCTTCTGTATCTTTCTTGTATCTAACTATCATCATACATTCTTTATATACATTATTTTTATGTCTTTGTTGTATTATTCCTGCTTCTAATCTTTGTAATATTAAATTTAAATTATTCCAATTATATTCTCTTTTTGGACTCATATATCCATCGCAATATACTATCATAGAATACTTTTCTATATCTATGTATTTCCACAACATAAACTTAAAATATCTTTGTATTGTTATATTCTTTTTTGTTGTTTTTATTTCTTCATAATTTGGTATGATTTTAGAAATTTCTTCATCACTTATTATAACTTGTTTCCATCCCATGTTTCCATTGGGGTTTAGGATATCTATCTTTTTATTAGTAAATAATATAAAATCATGATTTCCGAATTTTTCAAACATCGGTGGTAAATCATATCTTCTATTTTCTTCAAAAAATATTGATGTTGTAAATAAAAACATTTTTCTATTTTAATTTAAAGAAACTTCTTTTTTTTTACGCTAATTTTAAATATTTGAATTTTAATTGTTTATGATTAATTATCGCATTTTTACTACTTAATATTTCATGCATTATTCTTATAAATTCTTCTATAATTTTTGCATATGTTATTACATTTATTACTTCTTCATTCATGTTGTTATTTACGTAATTACTCTTAGTCATATTATGTAAATATACATCTTTATATATTTGAAATATATCTAATATATCATTATCATATTCATTATTTGGAATTATATCGTCCATATTTGTTGTATATATTAAATCAGTTAATATTCCTTGATAATTTGGTTTTACATTTTTCATATATATGTAATCTAATTTTGGTCTTTTTAGTTCATCATCATATGTTCTTAATCTAAATGTGTCTTGTACATCCCTGTTATTTGTTTCATTGTTCGTTGTTTTGTTCGTTTTGTTCGTTTTGTTCGTTTTGTATATTGCTTTGTACAATATAGAATTCAATTCTATACCATTATATACATATCCCAACCTATGTAATTTTAATACCATCGTTAATATTGGTTTAAATGTTTTTTTCATTTCTATGTCATTTCCCTTTATATTTACATATTCTAATAAATTACCTTGCATTGATGAATTATATATAACTTTACTTTTACTTGATTTCGCATTTATGTCTTGTCCTATTTTTGAATCACTTAATAATTTAGACATTTTATATACGTTATCTTCATTGCTTTTCATGAACCCAAAAAAACCTCCTTTTTTGGGTACATATTCATTTGTAAATGTTCTGGTGTTACTCATTTATAATTATACAATATTAAAAAATTGTGATATTTTTACATGTTTATTTTTATATTTTTCGTAATGTTCTAAAATATCATCAAATAATATCTTTTCCGGTTCGTTTATAAATATTTCAAATAGTGATTTCAATGGACTTGATAATGAATGTTCTAAATAATACATCACATCTATTGGTAATTTCTTTTCTATTACATATTGGGGGTCTTCCGCTTTTTCAAATTGTTTATGTTTTGAATTCCCTGTATTTACGAACACATATGGTATTCTTTCTCCTGATTTCGGTCCTGACCCCGGATTTCTTTCTTCTATTTTCTTCGCTACCGCCAAATGTGGTTGGTTTTCATTTTTATAATTATCTTTCATCGATTTACTTACTATTAAATCTTTGATATCTATCTTATTATATAATAAGTCCTTCGCTATTTCTTGCACCATACACATCGCTCCATCTATGTCAAATTCATACATGATTTTGTTTAATACTTTTGAACTTATATCTTTCACAAATGGTGCATTGTCTCGTCTTACTAATTGAATACCTTTCGCATCTATATAATCCGGCTTTTCTGGTTTTGTATACATTAATCCCGCATATCGTTTTTTGCTATATAATAAATACGGATAATATACTTTTTCAAACTCTAATTCTATCGGTTTTTTAAACGTTTCACTTATCCTATTTGCTGCCTCTTCTCCTAACTCAAATGACTTTTTTATAGCTTCTTTTCCCTTCAACTTTCCTACATTGAATTTTACCATCACTGAATCCGTATTTTTTACTATTAAATCTCCTACACCCGCTTGAAAACTCCCTGCTTCCGTTTCTAGATCATATACATAAATCCCTAGGGGGTCAGTATCCCCTACGGGTAATAACTCTACTTTCAAATCTTCTCTTTCAACGTTTTTCATGTTTTTCATGTCTTTCATGTCTTTCACGTCTTTCATGTCTTTCATGTCTTTCACGTATATTCTTAGCATTTTAGTGTCATTTAATTCTTTTATTTCTATTGTAGACTGTCTAGGGTTAGAATTCTGGTAAGATAACATTAAATAATATTTTTGCGCTTCTAATTGATTTTCACAATCTATGTAAAAATTTCCACTTGTTAAATTAGTATTAGGGACCATAGGGTCTTCTATGATATTGTTATAGAGTTCTTTTGTTGATGGATATGACCTTAATAATCTTACAGTTTCCGTACATTCTTTTGGTTTTATTAATTTATAATTTTCATCTATTAATGAATGATCTTCCGTCACATCTACTATATATTTATTACTACTTACTCTATATATCTTTTTATTACATTTATGTCTTATTACCCTTTTTATTTTTTCCCATCCTTTATGGGTCCATGTATAGACTTCTTCTTCTATTTCTTTTTGCTCTTTATTTGTCCCTTCTTTTAGTAGATTTCCATATTCTTTCCATTCTTTTTCTTCATACATTTCATCTATCCTCTTAATCTTTATTACTCCGTCTTTCTTTATAATTATCGGTGTATATCCCATCACACTGTCTCCATATACTACTTCTGACCCCGGATACCATTTTTCTACTAATTCTTTCGTTTGTGATATCATGTTTCTTCCTATTGCTGTTGTACTTTCCGCTACTGGTTTGCATGGTAAAAATCCTAGGTTTGCTCCACAAAATCCATATATCGAATTCATTGATACCTTAAACGCTAATTGTCTTCCATTCGCTAATGCTTCTCCAAATTTATCTCCTTTCTCTTTACATTTTGCCATCACTTTTTTTGCAGCTTTTCTATTATTGGCTAATTCTTTTAACATTTTTGGTATAATCCCTTCATGGTTTTGTGCAAATTTATATTTTCCTACTTCTTTATATTCTACATTTTCTATGTTGTCATATTTTTCGTCCATTACCATTGTACTATGATCTAAATTGTGTGCTCTCATTATTGTTGGATATAAACTTGCGAAATCTAATCCTGTTATCGGTATTTCCATATACGCTCCTTTCTTTGCTTCTAATACTGTCGCACCTTCATATTCATTACTTATTTTATCTTCTTCTCTTAAATTTATTACTAACATACCTTCTTTCATGGTTGCCCTTGTTAGTTGGGAAAATACTTTTATCCCTTGTCCTCGTTCTATTAGAAAATTCATCGGTACCCATGTTGCCTTGGACATTTCTACCATATTGGGTATTATTGTTAGTTTGTCTATCAACCTTTGTGGTAAATTCGCATCTTGTACACAATATACACCTACTTCCCTCACTTCTCTTGAATCTCCTATTAGTTTTTTAAACATCTCTTTATATGGTAAATCTACTTTGTTTTCTTTCAGAAAATGTTCCGCTACATTATCAAGCTTATAACTCGTTAATTTGTGTTCTCTTTGCATAATTACTAACAAATCTATCTGTAATATTCCTGGCATATCTATCATCTTATAATGATTATCTCCATACGCACTACTACTAAAATGCGCATCTCTTATATATGATTCGTAATTTTTGAATTTACTTATTTTGAAAAAATCATGGGCATCACTATGCAACGCTCTTACATACATATAATGTAAATCAAATTTCCATATGTTATATCCTGTTATTGTATCCACTTGTCTTCCCATTATTTCTTTCGCCCATTTATTCAGTAATTCTTTTTCATTTTCACATTCTATTACTTCCACATCTTCTATTTTATCACATTTACCTACACATATTAGCTGTTTATGTATTTTTTCCTCCCCATATATCTTATACGTCGTAGCTACTTGCATCACACTACATTCGTCTTTGTTTGGATCCGGAAAACTTCCATCTGGTGAATACGTTTCTATATCAAATGATGCTTGTATTATCGGCGCTATCGCATCATCTTCGTAATTTTGACTTATTTCTTCATTTTCAGCTTCTATTTCTTTATCACATAACGTCTCTTTGTTATACTTGATTTCATTATATTTTCCTACTTTGATTTTACATGAAAATGGTACATCTCTTTTATGACAAAATCTAATCATCGGGTCCAAATTGCTTTCATATGTATTATATCTTTCCATTTTACCAAGTACATTTATATTGTTTGATAACGCTTTTTTACTGTATGACCAAGCTATTTTCGATTTAAATATTATTTTTAAAAAATTAAACTCCTTATGATTCGTAAATCCATAATATTTTTTATGTTTCTCTATTTTATATGATATCAAATGTTCCTTGAATTTTCCTAGTTTTTGTTTTATCGATTTTATTAAATATATCGCATTCGAATTCTTCCACGTTTCCGGTACTTCTACATAAAAATAAGGATTATAACTTGTTTTAAGACATACAGATTTACCATTATTATCTCTACCAAATATATATATTTTAAACTGTCTGTCGTAATCGTCTTCGTCGTCTTCGTCATTTTCACTTATATCTTTATTCACCCAACTGACCGCTTGAAAACTTAAGGCCATTTTTTATTATTTATCTTCTATTTTCTTTAAGTATTTTTATTTATGTATTCGTGTATTTATGTATTCGTGTATAGTTTTTACAGCATCTTTTTTCATCTTTTCAATAGTTAGTTCATCCATGATTTTTTTCCTCTCTTCTATCATCTTTTTACATATTTTTGGATTATTAATCACATATTCCATCGTTGTTTCTAAGTTGTTTTCATTCACACAAAAATAATGATAATTCGGTTTTAAATAGTTATCTATAAATGTTCTCTCAAACGGATCACACCAACGTAATACAACACAGTTTGATTTGCATTTCCAATAAAACGCTTCCCATCCATAACAATCTAATTGAACTTTATATTCTAACATTTCTTCTATAGACATATGGTTTTTTATTTTCTTTTTATATTTTTTATATTTATGATTTTTGTTTTCTGGTATATCGTCTTTGTATATCCATTTTATATCAAACATTTCATTTCTTTTACTTATTTCTACACATTTTTCTCTACTTGAATATAATACTGAAAATCTGTACACGCATCTTTCTTTTTTATCTTCGTATTCTACTTCGTCTATATTGCTTTTGTTGTTTGTTAGTATGTTATACGCAGGTAATATCGTATTTATATTTCCTACCTCACTCCATGAAAATATTACATCATTTGTTAAGTTTAATCTTCTACACCAACTTCCTGCATACGTGCAATGTTCACCTTGAAAAAATATTATAGATCCTTTTGTTGGTAATATCATATTTTCAAATAAAATTTTAAAATATTCTCTAATCTTTTTTTTCTTGTTGTAACTCATTCCTTTTTCATATTCTATTTCATACTTGTTTTTTTCTTTAAATTTTATATGTACTACCATTATTTTCTTCAAGTATTTTTTTAAAAATTTTTATACTTATTATTTATTATTATATTATTTTTAAGTAAATTGTATTTTAAAGTAATGAACAATAATTCATTGAAAAAAATATACAAAATCGTGAGTCCAAAAAACAGAGCAGCTCTTAGTTTAGTATCCAAAAATACAAAGAGACTTGTGAATGAAGTTAAACATGATTTAGCAAAAGACATTGTTAAAAAATGGTCTTTGAGATCAAAAGATATGAAAAAACTTCTAAATTATATTTTAGAAAAACGTCTAAATGGTGATGTGCTTTTTACTACAAACGAAGCAAGAGTATTCAAATATATGAATATAACTGAAGACACTGCTATTTTTAACGATTTTAAAATACCAAGTGAATTAAAATACAATGGACCACAAAATTTAACAGGAAATTATCCACAATTTATTCTTCTTACTAAAAACAATAAAGACTATGTATTTACGAAATCACAATTAACAATACACAAAAATAACGGAAATGTTGATATAATTCCATATTCAAATGCTGTGAGTTTTAAAGATCTTTTGAAGCGAATACTTAGCTTGCATTATAAATTTAAACTCAAATTGTTTAATATATAAAGTTTCAATTTATTCAAGTTGACACCGTTCCACTAAATATACACAAAAGTACGCACATTATTGAAATAAAATACTCAAATATGAAAAATACAAAACTATATTGAAATATAATATAAAGAAATAGTTACATAATATATATAATTATGATAGAATGTGAAATATGTAAAAAGCAGTTTGAATACCCAAGTTGGTTATTAAGACATTATTATAATAAAAAGAAATGTAAAGATAATGAAACAAAATTGAATGTTGAGACATCTATTAATTGTTCTGATGATAACATATCTATTTTAGAAAAAGTTCAACAAAAAGTTGAAAATGATATTATTAAAGAACAAAAAACAGATTGTATGTATTGTGGAAAGATATTATCAACAAGATGTAATATATTAAGACATGAGAAAGATTGTAAATTTAAAAACGAGCCCGCGATTGAATTGGAAATAGAATTAGGAATATCAATTGGACCATACAAACATACAACATGTAAATTTTGTAAAAAAGAATGCAATTCAAGATCCAGTTATAATCATCATATAAAAATTTGTAAAACAAAAGATGAATATGTAAAAGAACTAATAAAAATAAGAGATTCAAATTGTAGAAATAATATACCAAAATAACAAGAATGCTATTGTCATAAAACTGTAATTATACTAAAAACTGTAAATGTGACGAAAAACTGTAATTATAAAGAAATATACGTAATTATGAAAAAATGTACGTAAAATATATCACATAATATAAAAATCTCTTTTTTGAACAAAAGTACTTGAACA